TCAAATGAAAAAAAAAATACTTAATAAAATTTATGGAGACAAAACCCGAATTATGACTATGAAATGTAAGAAACAAAAACCTGGTAAAACAAAAAAACACTATTTATAACTCCATTTATCTTTATTGAATGGAGCAATTAACATATCTTCTTTTTCTTTACTTATTTTGTCTAATTCTTTTTGGTCTATCGCAGGTGAATAAGATAATTTTAAACGCTCCATATATTCATTATATTGTTCAGTTTCTTCAGGTTTTTCACCAAAACAATTTACCCCAAATCTTACGTGTTTATTATCAATAAATCCACCATTTACACCTGGTCTACCACAATCGTTTTCATGTCCAGGAATAAGTTTCAGATTATTGTATATATCCATTTGTGTAGGAAATAATGCCAATTGGTCTTCTGACCATCCATAACTACACCAATTGGCTCCATTATTATACGCATCTTCTACTTCACTATATGTGGCGAGTCTTGCATTATATTTACGACATATAGAACGAGCTTTTTCATAAGAATGTATATTATTTGGTATATGAAATACTTCTTCATTTTTGATTGTTTCGCATTTTACATCTTTTTTAGATACATTTACATCTAATTGCGTCATTTCTGAATTGAATAAGTTTTTTATTTGAGTAGAAAAATCATAATCGTAATTTTGTATATTTACGCCTATTACTAATATTAATACAACCCATAATATAATTTCAACTATAATCATAAATGGACCACTTGAACCCGACGAGTTTCCAAATAAGGCAAATATAAGTATATATACCATTACAACAACACCTAATAACAAAATATAAGATATCTTAAAAGAATCAAATGATTTATAAAATATATTTGAATAAAATTGTGGTAAATAATCGGTTGAATTTACACTTATATCTAAACTCATTTTATATTTATTTTTATTTTATTTTCCTGTAAAAGAGACAATAATTAGAAGGATGAATAAATGTATCTATTTTTTTTATTTGATTGTCATTGAACATAAACCATTCATTGTCTCCTTTTATAAAAGAAAAATAATGACCACCATATAGATTTCCTTCATGATTAATCACACCAAATAATTCGTAATTAGCCTTCTCAATAGAATAACGAGACATATCCAATATAGGGTCTAACTCAATTTTACTTTTATGTTTTTTTTTACAATCTATCCAACGTTTTAAACTGATAACTAATATAGTAGGACAATATACCATCTTTACATATTTATATACATTTTTTTTTTCATTGGTTTTATCGTCTAACCACGCATTATCGTCACATAAATATTCTTCTCTGAACGTAAAATCTAAACAGTCATATAAAGTCAAATTGTTATTTTGTGGTATACAAACATCAAGGTTCCAATTGATCTCATAACTAGATGAAACCTTTTTCTTCATTTCATCTATATATTGAACTTCAAATAATGAAAGAAAAATATGACTAATAATAGAATTGTCTTTTTTTGCATATTCTTGGAGAAATTTATTATCATATGATTTTTTGTCTAATAAATTATAACTATTATGAATACATTCTATAAAAAATAAAAAATATTCATTAGCATCTCCTTGCTCATTTTCTAAAAAATCTATTTTATTTTTTTTTTTGAATAATTCGCGATTTATACGAATAAATCTATTTGGAGATATATGTACTTGTTTTTTCATAATATCTTTTAATGATTTCCATTCGGTCGTCATGACATAATCCAATGTTTGTTTATTATAATGATTATATTGATCTATATAATCATTTAATTCGTTAATATGATACATAATTTGTAATACACTATTGATATAACATGTATTACCTAAATTGACTAGTCCTGACATTATATATTTATATATTTATTTATTTATTTATTTATATTATACTCATTTTCATTTTTTCGATTATCTAATAAATCATTTATAATGTTAGGATCAATGCTTTTTGTTTTTAGAATAAAAAGAGGTCTTACTGGACTATAAAATTTAATAAATATATTAATCATTAGATTCAACACATGACTTTCCACGTAAATAAATGTACCCAGTAATTTATCTTTGAATAATTCATAATTTTCAATAAATATTTGTGAAAGTTCTTTGTATTTTTCAGGTTGAATCATCAAATCTAAAAATGTCGCGTCATAATACATATAAAATTTTTTTATGGAAGGATCTTCACCAATGGTCTGAAGTTTTTTTTTCAATTCATCTTTAAACATCAACCATTTCAAGGGGGTCAATGATGTATTATTTACTACACATGATAACTCGTGGGAGTTGGTTACATTTTTAATGATTATATCAGCATAAGGTTCCATTAAATAACTTATGAATTATTATTTATATTATAATTATATAATAATGTATTTGAATTATTATTATAAACTTCGCCACATAATTTAGATGATTCATATATTTCTTTCAATAACCCACTTGGTGCGGTGGTTCCAAATTTAATTAAATTATTTGTTTTTAAATAATTCTTTATAGTATTTAGTTTAGTTTTTTTTAATTCAGACTTAGCATGCTCAATGTTTTTTCGTGTTTTATTACATTTTATTAATACATTTATAGTATTATTTTTTTTATTTTTTCCTAAATGAAATGTTTTTTTTATTTCACGTGCTTGAATATATGGTTTTTTTGATGGCAAATCAAATGCGTTTTTCTTCTCTTCATCACATAAGCCAATCTGTTGAGTGGAATGAGGTTTTATTGTATTAAAAGATTCCATTGAGGCTACAGGTTGAACAACAGGAAATGTTGTAGAATATGCATTAATTGTAGGTACAGAAGGAGTTACAGAAGGCATTACATAAGGCATTACAGAAGGAGTTACAGAAGGCATTACAGAAGGCATTACAGAAGGCATTACAGAAGGCATTACAGAAGGAGTTACAGAAGGCGTTACAGAAGGAGTTATAGAAGGTGTTACAGAAGGCATTACAGAAGGTGTTACAGAAGGCATTACAGAAGGCGTTGAATTCATTTTATGTAATTCTCTGTAAGTAGGTTTTGAACCATTTTTTAAATTGCTATAAATTGGAATTTTACTATCAAACTGGTCTCTATTCAATAAAATATTTTTTTTAGTTTTTTTATGTTGTTTAAGTTTTTCAAGTAATAATTTTCTTATATTGGTACTATTGATAGTAACTGGTTCATTCAAAGAACTATTATATGTTATTTTTTTAGATTTACGATCTTTTTTAGGTTTGACCATTAAATCTTTTTGATTGATGGATATACTACGAATACTCATTATATCATTCTATGTAAAAAAAAATATATAATTATACTAACAAAATTGAATTAAATATAAATATATAATTATCTTAGAAATGTATAAAGAAAGTGATAGTTGGATTGTTATTGAATCTTATTTCAAACATATTCATCTACACCAACTGGTCAAACATCAAGTAGACTCTTATAATGATTTTATACAAAATCAAATGATGAAAACTATTGATATGTTTAATCCTTTGGTGATTAAATCACCACATGATTATTTTCCAGAATACAAAACATATAGATTAGAAGTAGAAATAGTATTTGAAAATTTGTCTATTTATCGTCCAGAAATTCATGAGAATAATGGTTCTACTAAATTAATGTTTCCAAGTGATGCTCGACTTAGAAACTTTACATATTCTTCTAATATTACTCTTGATATGAAGATTAAATATATTATTCGTAATGGCGATCGTCTTGAAAATGAAGAATATAAATATATTAATTTGTCTAAAATACAATTTGGAAAAATCCCAATTATGTTAAATTCATGTATTTGTGTATTAAAACAATATCCAAATATTCATCCTGATAATATTGACGAATGTAAAATGGATCCAGGTGGATATTTCATAATAAATGGTTCTGAGAAAACCTGTTTGGGTCAAGAAAAACCTGCGGATAATAAGATATTTTGCTTCAAACAAAAACCTGGAAACAAATGGTTATGGACTGCCGAGTACAGATCAGTACCAGATTGGAAATGTATATCACCTAAACAAATATATATGATGATTCATTCTAAATTATCGTGTTATGGTCATGAGATTTTGGTACAATTACCACGATTAAAAAAACCAATACCATTATTTGTATTGTTTAGAGCTCTTGGAGTAGAAAGTGATAAACAAATATGTAGTTTAGTTGTATTGGATATTGAAAAAGAAAAGTCTATTTTAGATTATTTAAAAGCATCTATTTATGAAGGAACATCTTATAACAATTATGAGGATTCATTAGAATATATCATTTCCAATGTAATCTATACACCAATCAATATGGACAATGATGAAGGACATAAAAAGAAAACAGAATTTGCCTTGGATGTATTGTCCAATGATTTATTTCCACATTGTAAAACAAAAGAAGAAAAGTTATATTTATTGGGTTTTATGACAAACAAATTAATTAAGTGCTTTTGTGGAATGGAACCACAAACAAATCGCGACTCTTATGAAAATAAACGAGTAGAGTTAACAGGTACATTATTAAACAATTTATTTAGAAATTATTTCAATAAGGTTGTAAAAGATATTCAAAAACAAGTGATTCGTGAAATTAACAATGGTTCGTGGAAATCAAGCGAAGATTATTCCAATATTATCACATTGACCAATATTTATAAAATTGTGAAATCGGCTACGATTGAAAATGGAATCAAGCGCGCTTTGTCTACAGGAGATTTTGGTATAAAAAGTATGAATACAAACAAAGTAGGAGTTGCTCAAGTATTGAATAGATTAACTTATTTATCAACATTGAGTCATTTGCGACGCGTCAATACACCCATTGATAAAAGTGGTAAATTGGTAGAACCTCGAAAATTACACGGGTCCACATGGGGATTTTTGTGTCCAGCCGAAACACCAGAAGGTCAGTCGGTTGGTATTGTTAAAAATCTCAGTTATATGACGAATGTATCTACTTATTCGGATAGTACACCTATATATGAATATATTCAACCTTACTTATTCGCATTGGATCATTACAATACAACTGAGATATATGATAAAGTTAAAATATTTGTAAATGGAAGATGGATAGGTGTAACAAATAAACCAAATGAATTGTTTCTTAGTTTGAAAGATAAAAAATATAAGGGTATAATTCATATATATTGTTCTATTGTATTCAACTATAAATTAAAAGAAATATATGTATGTAACGAATGTGGACGACTAGTACGTCCTTTGTTCAAAGTAAATAAAAATAAAATATTACTAACCAAAGATATGATCGAAAAAATAAAAGAAGATAAATTAGTGTGGCGTGACTTGATTATTCCATTGAAAACAGAAGATTCTATCATTGAATATATTGATGCAGAGGAACAAAATACATCTATGATTTGTATGAAACCAAACTTATTTCAAGATAACTATACTTATACCCATTGTGAAATTCATCCTAGTACTATATTTGGTGTGTTGGCATCATGTATACCTTTTCCTCAAAACAATCAATCTCCTAGAAATACCTATCAATGTGCTATGGGTAAACAAGCAATAGGTATTTATGTGTCGAATTTTAAAAAACGAATGGATAAAACTGCTTATGTATTAAATTATACTATGCGACCTTTGGTTGAAACACGAGTAATGAATATGATGAAATTAAATGAGTTACCTTGCGGTAATCAAGTCATTGTAGCTATTATGACGCATAGTGGTTATAATCAAGAAGATAGTGTATTAATCAATAAAGGAAGTTTAGACAGAGGATTATTTCATGCGACTATTTATCATACGGAAAAAGACGAAGATAAAAAAATAAATGGCGAAGAAGAATTACGTATCAAACCAAATAAAAATCTTACACGTAATATGAAATTTGGTAATTATGATAAAATTAATAAAATGGGTGTTATGAATGAAAATGAAATTATCGAAGACAAAGACATCATTATTTCCAAGGTAGTGGTAATCAAAGACCATAAAAATGATAATACAAAATTAGTGAAATATGAAGATAAAAGTAAATCTTATCGAACTACGGAAGAATGTTATGTTGATAAAACATATATTGACATGAATGGAGATGGTTATACCTTTTGTAAAGTTCGTATTCGTGCTATGCGAAAACCAAACATAGGTGATAAATTTAGTAGTCGTCACGGACAAAAAGGTACAGTTGGAAATATCATTGAAGAACAAGATATGCCTTTTACCAAAGAAGGTATTCGTCCTGATATTATAATCAATCCACACGCGATTCCTTCGCGTATGACAATTGCCCAATTGAAAGAAACTATCATTGGTAAATTATTATTAAAATTAGGATTATTTGGGGATGGAACCAGTTTTGGTGAAATAGATATGAACGAAGTATACAAAGAACTACAGAAACATAATTACGAATCAAAAGGAAATGAAGTATTATATGACGGAAAAACAGGTGAACAAATAAAAACATCTATCTTTATTGGTCCAGTCTATTATCAAAGACTGAAACATATGGTTAACGACAAACAACATAGTAGATGCATTGGACCTATGGTTAATTTGACCAGACAACCAGCGGAAGGTCGTAGCCGAGATGGTGGATTAAGATTTGGTGAAATGGAGCGGGATTGTATGATATCCCATGGAGCATCTAAATTTACAAAGGAGCGTATTTATGATGTCTCGGATAAATATGCTGTGAATGTTTGTAAAAAATGTGGAATGATTGCTGTATACAACGATAAAGAACATATTCATATTTGTAATGTTTGTGAAAATCGTACTGACTTCTCTTATGTAAAAATTCCGTATAGCTGTAAACTATTGTTTCAAGAGTTAATCACAATGAATATTGTTCCTAGAATTATGACCTAGGTAAACCATATTTTTATTATATTATATATATAATGAGTTATTTAGGTGGAAAAATACACGGAAAACGTTCAGAAGTAGGCTTTCAAAGCACTATGGTTGGGTCGGATGTAGCTATGCGAAGAAAAATTCTTCGAAAAGCATTCAAATCAAATAATATAAAAACAAATATAGGGGAAGATGTTGGAAAATCTACCATTGGACCTTTTAGAACTTCTCTTCATATGGGGGATGTTTTGTCTCGAAAATATCAATCATGTGGTGGCGCCAATCAGGTGAATGGAACTTACGTCAATAGAACTAAATTGGGTGGCGGAATAAGTTCAATATCTTGTAATATAGAGACAAATGGTGTAACACCAATTCAGGTGTCTTTGGGAAGTGGTAATGGAAAAATAGTGTCCGATTCTTCACTTTATACTCGATTCAAAAATCTTGAAAGTGTAAATTTAAATTATAATGATTCTACCTTTGGTGGAAGTGATACTCATTCAACTTATACCGCATTAAATAGAATAAGAAAATAATATTTTATAACTATAATGACTCATAGATATAAAAAACATAATAAAAAAACACGAAAAAAATATATAGGAGGTTCCATTCAGGAACAACGTAAAGATTTACCTGCACCTACCTTAACTATAGACTCAAAAGTATTAGAAAATGTAATGGACCCAAAAATATTAGAAAATATAATGGACCCAAAAGTATTAGAAAATTTAATTGATAAAACGAAAGAAAATGTAATGAATATAATTGATAACACGAAAGAAAATATAATGTATTTAATTGAGCTCACTACACCATTTGGTATACTAAAGTTTGTAGTAAAAACTATATTTCAAGAATTTAAAAAATGTGTAGGAATGTTAAATAATATATTATTAGAACAAGGACTATTTATAAGAAATTTCATTAATGTTGGTTTTGAAACAAGTATATATTATATTATAGGCGATGTATGTGAAGACTTATTTTTAGAATCAACATGTAAAACCAAAATAAATTTTTTGAATCATAAACAAATCGAGCCTCAAAAAGGTGGAGGTGGAAGTTCAAATTATTCGTCTGACACGGAAGAAGAAATAAATAAAAACCTATTTATCTTGAATCAAAATATTATTTCAGAAAATCCCAGTAGATATGAGAATAAAGAAGATATTATTATTGAACTAGATAAAGAGTTACATTTATTAAACAAAGAACAATTGTATGCGTTTTTAAAATGTTTAAAAGTATTACATTCTTTATATAAAGAAAAATATGATAAAGAACCTGAAATAAAACTTCCATCACAAAATGATAATCCCAATATGTGTTTAGATTTTTGGTCAAACAAAATACAATTAAACAAAGAAGACGAAAAACATTGCGAAACAATTGGAAAACCCTTATTTGTTTCCAAAAATTATTCATCCAATGAAACTTGGAAAAAATGTAGTGATTTGCATCTAGGAAAAAATGAAATTACCGATGAATTAAATAAATTATGTAAGTTGGATTGCGATAATTGTATAATGAAAGAAAATTATATTTTTTTTGGTAATTCTACAAATGAACAAAATATTTCGTTATATTTAAAAAGTATAAAAGACGTAATGAAAAATTATTATCATATTGAAGACACCTATATAGACGATACACTATATGTACCATTTAAAGAACCTATGAAAAAACCAATAGAAGAAATGAGTGAAAACGAACAATTTGAAACATTCAAGATAAATGATGTAAAGGAAAAAAAGAAAATGCCAGAAGAAATAAGCAATATATTTTATAAAATATATAAAATAAACAAAAACTATTTTATTCAATATATTATTTCTAAAATATTAATAGACAAATTAAATAAATAGATTTAATACATTATTAGTAATAAGTAAATAAATAATAAACCTACAAAAAACAAATATATTTTTTCATAATTATCATAACCACCTGAAAATCCCTCTTTGTACATATTCATTTGGTCTTGTAAAATATATTCATCCTTATAATAAGAATAAGATAAATCGTCTATATTATCGCAATAATTTATATCCGTAAACATTGATATAAGTTCTGAATTTGTTTTTTTATCTATATTAGGAAATAAAGAAGAGCTTTTGATTGGATTGTTATTAGAATCCATTATTTTATTGTTACCGGAATCGTATAAGTAAATACCGTAGCCTTCTTTATAATGTATAAGTTCAATTATAAAAAGTAAGCACAATATAGTAATTAAAAAATTTACATTCAACATTATATATTACAATATTTTTTCAAATTACTAAAATAAGTTTTTAAAGATTCATTATATGATTTATAGTCATTTTGAAAAACATCGTTTTTGGATGTATTACCATTGTTTGTTACATCATAAATACTTGAGATAGGTGCATCTTCAATGGTTACATCTTTACAGGTCATTGATTCATGTTTATGTATGAACATACATAAAACAACTATACATAAAAGTATTTCAAGAATCATATATATATATTTTCTATTTTTTATATATGTCGTTGATATATACTTTTCGAGTGACACCGCAAAATCATTATCCACCTAGTGAATATAATTATGTATATGGCAAACCTCAACCTATAAAACATTGGAGAAAACAATACAAAACAAGTGATTGTAATGTAAAAACAGAAACATTCAAGGAGAATGTATGTGATGGTATAAAAGTAGATAATAATTGTATTACTCGTCAAGTAAAACATTTAGGAACCACTAATTTAAATAAAAAATATTATACATCTACAAAACAATATTTACAATCGAGACAAAAAACATATGAACAGCGACAAACTTTAGGCGAAAAAATAAAAGATTATACTTACAAATCTACTTATGATAATTCAGGATGTGTCATATATAAACCAAGTAATTTGGCGTTCAAAACACAAGGGGGTGTCTCTGCTTCGTTGACCACTATGAAAAATAGAAACAACGAAATTACTAAAAACACCAATAGTTTTCGTTCGCCATATGGATTGAGTGGTGCCAATTTTGGTAAATATCACGGATATTCACCTTATTTTATGAAAAATAAAACCAATGTTTGTTATACAAATTGTTCCTCTACAGGTAAATGATGTTTTTTACACCATTTGATACATTTCAATAAATATGACCTTTTTATATTATCTAAGTTTGTATTTCTATTTTCATCTAATAAATAAGACAATACATGTTGAATATGTTCAATTTGCGTTTGACCTGTAATAGAATTAATTTCTTTTATTTTGTCTAAAAAAATAAGTGGTATCTCTATATTCAATATGCCTGTTATAGATTTATGTTGTACATCATAAGATTTAATTATTTTTTCTATAATTTGGTCTATATTTTGAACCATACGAAAATTAATACATATGATATATTTTTCAGAATTAGCTGGACGACTAGTAAGCGGTTTTATAATATAAATTTCTTCATATAAATAATTCAATAAATAAATCATTTCTACGGATAATGATGTAAATGTGTCAAATAATTTTAATACAAATGAACCGCCTTTTTTTTGTAGACACATTGCAAAACAAATTTGTGAGAAAATCAAATTTAAAGAATATTCTTCTTGTTTGTTGAAATCCATACTATAGTCAAATCCTCCATCACCTGTCACAAAATCAATACTATGTTTATATTTGTTGTATACATATTCTAGATTCGTTTTATGATATAGATTTCCAGTATTATCATGACCATACTCTAATGAAATATGCTTGTGAATATCCAAATATATTTCATTTTTCTTCCATTTAGGAATGTCATTTCTTTCTTCCATTAAAGTCATTCCATAATATACATCTTTTGGATTGTTTCTGTAATTTGATAATGCTTCTATAAAGCCACCAGGTCCTTCTGCTAAATGAAATGATATCATTGTGTCAGGAAATGAAAAAGAATAATGGTTCAAAATTTCAATCATTTTAAAATAAGAACGAGACAATGGTTTATAACTGCATATAGGCATTGTATTGTTATCATAAGATGTATTAATAAACTCATATGGATTTGAATATTTTTTGTATTTTTCCCATGATTTATATTTCTTGTCTATTTCTTTCTTTATATTATGACTATATTGACGCAAAGTTTCGTTAATATATTCCATAGATTGGTCGTAAATTAATTCTACATCACTTGTTTGTATTATTCCAATAATATCTGAAATAGAATAACTTGTCATAATAGTATTATTACAATGATTTTATATTAAAATGTTATATCTTTTCAAGCTTTATCTTTGATTTCAAACGAATTGGTTTTGACGAGGTAATATATTGTTTAGGTAGTTCTTCCACTTTTTTAGTATTAAAATTATATACCAAATCAGGATCTACATCGTTTATTTTTTCAAACACAAATGCTTTATTCAAAAAAGATATTTTTTTTTCTTCTTTGGATAATTTGGTTTTATTTTCCTTTTTTTTATAATAAGATTCAAATGAATTCAATTGTATCATTTTGAAACCATAATCACTCATACTTTTTTCAAAATACTTGAAATGAACCAAATATTCATCATTTTCTTTATTGATAGAATCTTGCCATACACCAATTTTGTATCCAAATACTTGCGAATGGTCCAAAAAATGAGAATTATTCTTATATTTTTTGTTGATAGTCCATAGGCGTGAGCCATCTTGAAATAATTCACTTTTTTCTTTATCTTTCAAAAGGTCATATACTTCTTCTCCATCATAACACGTACCAATTAAATGCCCTTTTAACTTGATGGTTTTACAACAATTCCACATAAAATTGTGTAACATTTCCTTTGTTTCAAACATATAATGTAGAGAAAACTGTATAGACCCTAAGTCAAATCCTTTTTTTACAATACTAAAATCAGGTATGTTATGAAAACTACTTTTTTGGGTACCAAACACATGGTCAATGACTTCTTTACTGATTTTATTTCCTTGTGAAAAATCATCTTTCAACTTGATTCCAGTATTTCCTTCTATAAATACATATTTTGTTTTTCCCTTTATTTTTTTAAGTTGTCGAAGATACCTAATACATGCGCCATCATTTACATTGTTGATATTATCCTTGGACAAATCAATCCCTAATACAAAATAAGCATCATTTTCTAACCATTTATGTAAATCACCACCCTTTCCTACTGCAAAATCAATAATATTACATTGACTATTACAAAATTCATTATATAATTTTTTTTTTATATATTTGTTATGAAAATCTCTTAAATTTGTAGTTTTAGATTTTACGCCATCTTTATTGTAATATACGTCATCATTTTCAACTTCAAATTCTACAACTACTTCTGGGTCGGTTAACATTTCACGCGTTACTGGATTGTGAATACTATTCCAATTGCTATTTGCTGTATTTTTATTATTTCCGTAAGATTTATCAAAACGAATTCGTAATGGAATCCAAGCCAATCGTTTTTCGTTAGACAACATATTATATTTAAATTCAACTACATTATTATCATAAATAATATCGCGTTCGGTGGTTCCTTCTTTTTTTTCTTCTACGTATATATGTCCGTTTTCTTCTAGTGGAATATAAGCCATATAAGCATCTTTATCAAATGGATTGGTTGGTATAAATTTGATAGCTTTGTTACTCGAAGGTGAATGTTGTGGTCCTAGTAATAATTCTTGTTGTGGATTTATTACTTCTTCGGAGTTAGAATTACCAACATATAAATGAATTATCTGATATTTTTGAATGGATTGTCCAATCCATATGCTTTCTGTGAGTGGTTCTCCTTGGTCGTTTTTAGGAAATTTTACCAAGAAATCAATTGTATTGAATTCAGGAGGTTTCCATTTAAAACTATGTTTCCAAGCATATTTTTTATTTTTAACAATATCGTCTTTTGACTCCATACCAACGCCTAATGTAGACGACGAAAATATGATACCATCTGTATTATATAAATAGTCTGGTGAATCAATTTGATTCAATACAAACTGACATTGTCTATATAAGCTATGTTTTTCATCTATAAAATAGAATTGTTTATTCTTAAATTTTATGGAATTCTTGTATAATTCAGAATTAGAGTCCTCGTTTATTTTTTGAATCATTTCTTTTAGTTTTGGATATCGTTTGTGTTTAAATTCTTCTTTACGAATATCAATTACTTTATCACCTTTCTTATAAAAGTATATATCAAATCCAGTAAATAAATCAATCCTATTATGATTTTTATCGTATTTGATATATTCGCCATCGATTAACACCTCGCTAAGAGTATCATCTTTTATGGTTCGTCCTGTAAATTGCACCTGAATAGGATTTGTATTTGTTATAAAATATATTTGTTTTTTTTTGGAAATATACAATAATTTACGTAAACCATCTGCCTTGTCTGTCACACAAAAATCCTTTTTAATGCAAGGGTCATACTCTAATGACAAATTTGCTTTTTGTAATGTATATGAGGAAGGTCCTATGAAATTTGCATATTTAGACTGGGAAAATAAGTTTTTATATTCGGTTAAAACATTTTGTTTCAATAGTTCACTTATAGGAAAATTGGTGTCGTATTTACCACATAATATATATTTTATCGTTTTTTTTAGATGATTGCTTAATAAATCTATATCTTCAATTTGTTTATCATGTTCCTCTAATTCTATTTCGATTTCGTATTGTTCACTTGCTTCAAAAATTCCTGAATTAGTCATATTAGATACGTTCATTTTCATCTTTACAATACTCATATCTACGACAAGTCCTGGCATATTTTCATGTCTCAAAGACAACCTATTCATAAGTCTAAATGTTTTGGGGGTCTTTTTGAATTTACTTTCCAAATTATTTATTTCATATTCGCTACATGGTATTTCTTTACATAATACAGTTTTAAATCCGTATTCTTTATTGGTTGTGCTAGATATTCGTGTTTTTTTTATATGGATCGTATCCTCTGACATAGTATTTGTATTACAAAATCCTTGAATATTAGATAATCCTAATATTTCAGACCGAATATTTTCAACCGAATCCGTTTCACAATTCATATAATCTTTATTATTGGAAAAACAAATTTTTAATAAATGCTTTTCATAGTCTCGTTCGAACCCATTTTCCAACAAAATGTTATATATATTTTCAAATACACTTTTTTGATGGATTGTATTAAATCTGTATTCTAATTCCAATTTAGATTGCGAACGAACCGATTTATTGAAATAATTCAAACTTTCCAGTATACTCATATATATATCTTATATACATTAATTAAATCAATTTTAAATGTTTAAAATAATTTACTATTTGGTCATATAATTCTTTTTTTGTTTTTCCAATAATATTCATTGTATTTGCCATTTGTTTTAATTCATCTAATTTGTAATAAGTGATACTTCTTAAAGGTTTAAAAATATCATTTATTTTGTAAAGTAAATTATCTGGTTTATTAGTCCATTCATAAGATTCAGATAAATAATAAATAGGATAAAGATCATTTACTATAAATTCGTGATAACAATAGTCTGAATACCATACTATATTCATATTCCATACTAAACACAATGAATTTAAAGTAAACAATTGAATATTAGGATTTTGTAAATCGTCTAATAATTTATTTTTATGTTTTATATTAAGTAGTTCTAATTGTTCGGTTACTTTTATTTTCTCTATGGTTTCATTGTACTTTTCTAAAAACATAGTTTGTTCATAGCGTTTATGATAAATTGTATAAAATAATTTATCATAGACTTTAACCACAGGGGGAGGTTTTTTTTTGTGATTTACTATTTTGAATTTTGGATTAAAAAAATGTTCGTGATTCAACATAGTTATTATATATTCATATTTTTAAATCTTTTTTGATTTCATTCATTTTATATTCGATGGAAACTATATCTTCTTCCTTTTTTTCAACATATTTGATATAGTCTTCTATTTGTTCTAAAATAGGTTCACTTAACTTATCCATTTGAATAAATGTACCATTATTATTTTCACTATATGGAATACTAGGGTCTTTTAAAATAATCTTTAAAATATGAATTTGATCCTCTTTTGTATACCCATCTATTTTTTTTGAAATAGTTATTAACGATTTATTCATATTATTATAAGTGTATAGATTATATTTATATAATTTCAGCTATAATACTAATAAATGTATCATTCAATTCAAATCTATGTCCCAATACTTTTACCCTAATAGTTTCATTTTCATTGTAGCGTTCCATATCTACATTCACATTATGTTCATTACTAATAAAGATATTCATTGGATTATTCTCTTCTTGAATAATACATCGTAATCCGATTTTATTTATGTTTTTAATGATGCAATATAGTTCCATATCCTCGTAAGGCATACAAGCCTCTACTTCAAAGACAACTATAAATTCAACTTTAGACCCATACAATAATCCAGCAGAATAATTTATTACTTTGGATGCGTTGTTTTTTATATATCCTTCATTTCGACATTTTCCTTCGATGTATGTTTGAACATAAGACTTAAAATAAGAACTCATATCGGAACCAATATTATTATAAGGAACCAAAAGTTTTTCGTGAATAAGTTGTTTATGAAATAAGTTGTCCATATTATACTATTTATATTATATATTAATCAATTTTTTATAACCAATTGTTTTATTTCATATTTACAATAAAAATATTTTGTCTCTTTATCGAGATTATCTAAATATCTTAAATACAATTCCAATATAATTTCTAAAATAGTTTTTGGAGATAATTTAGAGGTTTTTTTAAGAAGTAAAGATTCTTTTCGTGTTTTCAAAATGGATTGTATAAAATCCATAATTTTTTCTTTAGGTCTATAATAAAATTCTGGACGTTTCACTAATCGTGATTGTGAAATTAACTTGATATAACCCAAATGAGAACTTTCCTTTTTTTTTAACTCGAATATAGGTTCTTGGTCTATTTTTTCCCATCGTCTATCCTCATCTAGAGAATAGACTTCTATTTTCCCGCGTTTGTCTTTGTCATTGGTCATCGTATTATTCAATATAATTGTATTGTTTTGAACATATTTACGATAAAGTATATCTTTTATAGGTTGTTTGTTTTGGGTATGGATATAATTCAACAAATAAATCTGGTCTTTTATGTTCAAATAGTCGAAGTTTCGCTCGAACACCAATGATTCCAATAAAGAGTCATCTTTCAATATATCTGTAAATGAATTGGTTATATCAGTAAAATCTTTATATAGAATTGTATTTTTTATTTGTTCTATTATATCATGAATGCTTTGCTCAAAAGATAAATAAGTTTCATTGTCTTCTTTTTTTATATAAATGGGATTCATTTCAACTGAATCTTCTTGTATAGTTGGCATCATTCTTTCATAGGCACTTAAATACTCATATTCATCTATATCAGGCTGAAACAATAATAAATTGTGTATTTTTATAATTTTTCCCTTTTCATCGTATTTATCATATACATCTTCATACATTAATTTATCTAATGCATATGTATATTCTTCATCTTTCATAAAAGGATACAATTTATACATATGGTCTTTTAATTCATAATCTTGATATATATGCTTTTCTTTAAATTTTGATTTTAAACTATATATAATTTGATGGTTACTAAGATGTTTGTAATTATATGTAGAGTCGTCTGAATTTGTTTTGGGTACATCATTGTTGATACAAGTATATTCACAACTTTCTTGATAATCACAAATATTAGTATATGGTTTGTCTTTTATTAGGAAATCGTGAATTACTTTACCATTGCTTAAAGACAACATAACCTTTTTTTTTATGGTTGCAAAATCTTTTTGTGATTCATTCAACAAACAATCTACCGAAACTTGTTTCAATACCTTGGATACATTGCCAATGATTTTATTTTTTTTTTCATTCAATCTATACATATACATATCTATCGGTTCCATAGATCCAGTTCTTGTTGATATAGGTTCAACACTATGTAAAAATATTTGAACGTTTCTTTTTTCATTAGGTAAATCTTTATGACTACAATTTCTACGTGCTCGACCAATCACTTGTTCAATACGATTCATATTGTACCATGGTTCTAAGATATGAACTTGTCTTATGTTTTTTAAATCGATGCCTTCTGTTCCAGTTTGAGATATGATAACCACCTTGATTCTTTCGCCATTGATATTATCATTGGTCAACGCAGTAATGTCCCTATTTATGTTTGGAGATAACTCCTTATTACCGCATATAATAGAATATTTGAACTTATGTTTACGATTTTGTATTAAGTTTTCTGTCCCAAATCTACCATATCCCATTTCTTCTAACGCTAGGGCCATAGGCAACACTCCATAATATATCCATTGAGAATATATTAATATAATGCCGTCTGATTCTCTTATGTTGTCCAATATGGCTTTTATTTTTGTACTATATTCACCTATTTTATCATATTGAAATATAGGTTCCTTTTTGTAGGTAAAAGAATGCATTACTTTTGGTTTTCCAGTTAATTCCCAGTCCATAATGTCTCTTATACCCTGTTCGTTGTCTTCTTCATATTCTAAATCAGTCGGGTATGATATATTTAAACATTGTAAAGGTTTTAAAAGTTCGGTATAGCTAAGACCTTCCCCCCTTTTTTTCTTATATTTTTCTATAGAGCGCATATAGAAATCTTGTTGTGTTTGTTCTAAGGGAGACAAATATAAATCCAAGTGCTCAATATGTTGTTCAAGTGGTTTATAGTTAAATAAAAGTCTAGGATAATTTTGTTGAGTAACAAAAGAACGAGACTCATCAAACAAATTTGGTGAAATAAGATGAGGAAATGTATAAGGATTTTCGCCTCTAACATAAGATATATATCCATTAGCCATATGAATTAATTTCTCTTTACCACCTTCTTTGAAAGATCCGTCATTATTAAATATCTTAGTTTTATGAATAGGTTTTTGCTTATCATTCTTATTCAATATATTCAACATATACACAATTTCCTCAGCACCATTAAACATAGGAGTCCCTGTTAAAAAAATAAGTTTCATATAATTTACTTTATCCACTAAAAACTCTAAATATTTAGCTACTTTTTGCATTTTATTATTTTCTTCTACTGTTTTTATATTATGTATTTCATCGATTACTATCATTCGATCTTCAAAGTCTTTTTTTAATACATCTATTTTTTTTTCACGTTCTTCAATCATATTTGCAAACTCGATATAACCTTTGAACTCATAATATTTATTAATAAGTTTATTAATTTTTCGAATGATAGTTTTTTTATCCAAATCATTTACGTTTGAAAGTCCTACTTCATCTAGTAACGATGACCCTAAACAACCATAAATTACCCATTTTCCGTTTATTTTTTTTAGTTTATTTTCATCAAACAATTGTAATTTGAAATTTTCTTTAACGTTTTCAGAGGCGACAATTAAAATAGATTTGAAGTTGGGATGATATTTTATATATTTACGCGTTTCTTCGGTAATTCCAATGGCCGAACACGTTTTACCACTACCTAATCCGTGGTATAACAACAATCCATTGTAATAACTATTATAAGAAATAAATCTTTTTACAAATTCTTGATGTGGTGCCAACGTAAAAAAGGTATCTTTGCAAGATTTTTCACTTGAATCATATTTGTAATCAAACTCCTTTTTATTATTTATTTTAAATTGAAACTTTTTGTCTTTTATCAAAGGATACATAAAATCCCTATTGAGTGGATTTGATACTTTTACTTTAATCATTACAATACAATAAGAAAATACTTTAGGTATATTTTTCTATTTTTTTCAAAGCATCAAGACATGCCAATTGTTCAGCCTTCTTCTTTATTTTATGAACACCTGTACCAAAATGGATATTGTTACTAGGTTTAATATTATCTAGTGACTTTATCAAATCAAAACTAACACAATTATCATTTCCAAGACATAAATATACACCCATAGTATATCGTAATTCTTCGTCTTGGTTAATAATTTTATATTCAGGTGTACATTTGAATTCTTTTTGAATTTTAACTTGAAAAATGTTTTTGTAGTTGTCATCGTTTTCTAAAATTTCATTCCAATCGACTAATGCGTTGTATACATTTTCAATGAATAACTGACAATAATGAATACCATTTCCCATTAAAAAAGTTTCATCTTTTGTTTCATTCGTATCTAAAAATAATGCTCCTAGAAACGATTCAAATAAACATCCTAGTTTTTTATAATTACATCTATTTTTTTTTTCTTCGCTTTGTTTTGATAATAATAACCATTTATGTAATCCCAATTTATAGGCTAATTTACCAATATGGTCATTTTTTACCAAATTAATTTTTTTTTCTGTCATAAATCCTTCATCAGCATCTGGAAACCTCTTATATAAATAATATTTAGTAATCATTTCTAATATACCATCTCCAATAAATTCGAGTCGTTCGTTTGAACTTTTCTTCAGTTCGATACAATTATATGGACATGATAAATAATTCATATTGGGTTGTTTTATATAAGAACTATTTACAAAAGCTCTGTTCCATAGATTCATATCTACGACTTTATGATAAATATCAAATGTTCGTAAAATTGACTCAATGTCTTTTTCTTTGATCAAGACATTTTTTTCATTATAAGGATTTAATATATCGTCCATTGATAAATAATAGAAATATTATTTATATCATAAAATAAAATATTATAGATATATATATGCCTTATATTGCCAAGATACAGTCTAGGGTAAACCACACCGATGCTTGTTCTACTGGAAACAAAGAAGCTGGATTAGTAAATGGTTGGGAATTTGCTAGTATTCCACAAAATATTTTAAAAAGTAAAACACCTACTGGATTGGAATTTTCTTTGACCGGTAGAGCGAACTTGAAATGTTGCTCAGCAAATCAATCTGGAGGATGCCGTCCTTATGTAAATCCAAGAGGACGAAATAACACCGGCGTATAATTTAAAGATATAATGATATATGATTATATGATTATATTAGATTGTCGCGAAAAAGAAATGATTTGTTTCATAAATGAAATAATGGAACCTAATTCATTCAAAATAGAACCCCTACATTTAGGTGATGTTCTTATTTCGGATAAAATTATTATTGAACGTAAACAATGGAACGACTTAGCCTCTAGCATTATAGACGGTAGATATAGCGAACAAAGTGCTCGTTTATTACAAGCCAAAGAAGAAGGCTATGTCGTTTATTATTTTTTAGAAGGAAATTTAGAATTATACAAACCTAGGGGTATTTCTAAGGAAACATTAATGAGTTGTGTATTTAGTTTAACGTTTGAAAAAGGTTTTTTTGTAGTAATGACGAAAACACCTAAGGAAAGTGTAGATTATATTATAAAATTTTATCACAAATATAATAAAACCACCATACCTAATAGACAGAAATATGGTATATTAACAAAAAAGAAAAACTCACAAATTACAAAGGAAAATATTAGTACGTTAATGTTGTGTCAAATTCCTGGTATTCAATCTACAACGTCTTCTATATTATTAGAACATTTTGGAACAATTCAAAATATAATATATGAATTAAATAAAAATGAGACATTATTTGAAGACTTTACCTATATGAAAGATAACAAAAAAAAATCATTAAATAAAAATGTCATTGTTGCGTTGAATCAGTTTCTGCGTAAATAATGCAATGGTTCTATGTTTTCACTATTTGGATATAATACTATTTTATCATCACCTATTCCAGGTGTTTGATTATAAGGGTCTATGCCTGGCAATATATTTTGATTATAAGGAGGATTGTCTCTAGACGCATCTAATACTTTAGGATATCTTGGCATACTATGGTTCATAGATCCTATAGGTATATCGGTATCAAAACTTGGTTTTATTTCATAGTTTTCTTGACCTTGGGTATCAAATACTTTTTCTAAATACAAAATTGGACAATTTAATTTATTATGTTTTTGCCATTGTATATATTCTTTGTATTCTTCTAAATTATTCAAAATAATAGGGTTTACCCCGGGGATTTTAGCCATTTTTGGATTATATACCATAATATGTTCTCCATTTTTTATCATAGTTGTTGGACATTGACCGCTTACAAAGGTTTCTTTATTTACTTCATCATTTATTATAAATAAAATTCCCATAATAAATAATATTATGGATGAAATAATAATCACGTATTTTTTCATAATATAATATATATATATATTAATGAATGTGTTAAAATTAAATCATGAAAATAAAGACCAATTTAATTCTTTATTGAATACAAGATGTATTGTTTTATTTTTTCATCCACAATGTGGTCATTGTATTGAGTTGAAACCTACTTGGGAAAAATTAAAACAACAAAATAGAAATAGTCCACTAAATATTTTGGAAGTTAATGCTGAAATGTTAGACGATGTAAATCATCCAGTAAAGAATTCTGTAAGAGGTTTTCCGCAAATTGTCCGTTTAGAAAATGGAAAAATTTTGGAAGAATTCAGTCAATCACGTAGTTTAGAAAACTTGAATTCATTTATAAATAACTCGTCAAAAATATTGTCAAACCAAATGGAAGAATTATCAAAAAATATGTTATTAAAAAAATCAGGATTTAATAAATCTAAATACAAATCCAAATCCAAATCTAGTAAATCCAAATCTAGTAATTCCAAATCTAGTAAATCCAAATCTAGTAAATCCAAATCTAGTAATTCCAAATCTAGTAAATCTAAATCCAAATCT